GATCAATTCAGAGTCAACGTTATTATCTTTTGCAATATCTTCTATCACATCTTCTATAAGATCAAATAGTTCTTCAGGTAATAGTTCTTCTTTTATTCTCCAACTACCACCACGTTTCTTATACCACTTTGCTGCAAACCCATTAGCGTAGGCTGAAGGATAGACATCGAATTTTTGTCTGGCCAAAGACTTAGCTCTAGACCAGAGTTCGGGGTTAGTAGGTTCATTTTTCTCTACCAACAGACCTTCTCTTAAATTAGAAAAAGTATTTAATGATTCTGATTTTACCATTACTGGTGCTCCTCCTTTGCCAGCCCGATCTGCAACCGGGTCTTCTCTTCTCTTTCTTCTTACTGCAGCAGCCCTATCATCCTTCGACATAGAACGGGCCTTGGCGAGCGGAAGACACTTGGGCTTCCCCTCCCCGGGTTCTCTTGCACAGTCACCTTTTATATTACCCTTGATATCCATTCTCACCCAATTACCTTCAGGGTGAGTCTTACTGAACCAATTTCTTAAATTCTCTAGTACCATTAAGTTCTTAAAGTTATTTTTCTATTGCAACCCATTTTTTGCAATAATATTCCGGGCGTACTTTTGCATCCCAAACTTTACAATATTTTGTACCTGGTACATACGCGCCGCAATTTGCACAATTTTTATCACCTTTTGCTTTTTCATACGCAGGTGGTAACTTGGCTGATATTAATGATCCGTCAGCATAGTTTCTAGGTGCGGTAATCTCTTTAAATGTCTTCATAGACTAGCCACCAGTGTTGCCGCTGATATTGCCCATCTCCACATTACCTCATCTCTTGCAAGATCGGATGCTTGATATGAGGCCATTACTTCATGAAGTAGTTCAGATTTATCTTCTGCACTAATAGTACCGGATTCATAATCGCTCATGATACCTAGTAATTCGCGAGCAAGATCTCCACGAATGGATTGCTCATTTACATATTGTACAATTGTGTCACTCATCGTCCACTCCATGACTCTTTGATAATTTTCATTCTAGTCTTGCTTAACGTTACCCATCTATCGCAGACTAGTTCGGGTGCTTTTTTAGCTTTCTCTAAATTCTCTAAAATTGCTTTTGTAGAGACTCTTTGAGGTTCATTTCTAAACTCGGCATATCTATTTAGCCAGTCAGCTTTGAACGCCGCTGGTTCAATACTTTCTTTTGACTTACAACTTACAGCTTCTAACTGTTTCTCCAAGTCAATATATGCACCTACCATGACCGGGTCATGCGGCTTCGGCCACATTTCCTTAACCTTATCTACTGTTGAACAACCAGATAATAAAAAAACAGAAATAAGGATTATTTTTTTCACTTTTTGCTACCACCCCTATAATGGGCCAGTCTCTTTTGCTCAATTGAACGCATCTTAGGTACCATTCTGGTAGCAATACTTGCCTGAATGCTTTTCATACCTTTAACTTGTTGTTCAATTCTATCTTTTTCGGAAGCAGAAAGAGCAGACTTATCCCTACCCCTTAACAATCTTTGATAAATTGCACGACGAGCGGCTAGTTGTGCACGCTTCTGGAGTATCTGGGGTGTAGAGGCTCTTCTTAACTTAAGCCCCTTAGCAGTATTTCTTCTAGACCTACCTCTTGCAAAACTCTGACTTCTTTTAAGTCTAGATGTGGCAGATATCTTTTCATTTAATTGCTCAGTCTCTTCTTCAATTAAATCTTCTTCTGAGTACAAATCAACAATATCTTCCCACTTAAGACCATCAACCATTTCGTTGATATCGTCTTCACTAAACTCTTCTTTCTTCTCTGCAATAAAGTTTGCAAATGAAGCAACTACAGATTCTTGTTTACGTGCAGCCCAGACATTATCTACTAAATTTGGATACTCTCTACCGGCTGCAGCTGCTCGGGCTTTTGCTTTTGTCTTCCAGGCAGAAGATAACTTTTCTTGTGGGGTGTCGGCTTTTGCTCTTTTCTTAGCATCAGCATAAAACTTTTTAGACTCATCCATACCACTAAAGTCTGCAGCAGGTAGATGTGCATAAGGTAAGTCTGCTAAATTAGCATCATCATCACCAAAAAGTTTACTCATTGTTTCTACATGACTGGTCATATACTCTTGGTGAATATTTAGAACACCTAGTGACTGTAATGCATCATGAGTACGCGACATGTGATACGTAAAGTCATGTATCATCATTGGGGTAGCTTTATTGGCGGCTACCGCTTGCTTTTCAATACCTAAATAGGCATCAGTAGATTCTAATGCTGTTTTTAATAGTTCGTGCTGTATATTTAAATCGTTTATCATTTTAGTATTGACCTTAACATCCATGAATGTTTTTCGTGAGCCTGAATTCTATCTTGTAAAAAATTAGCAATGCCTACTTCACCTGTTGTATCTGCAGTTGTATAAGCAGTTAGTAATGATGCTCTTAAAATATTATTTTCTTGAAGTAATCTGGTCATCATAGTTTTTGCATCTGGTACATCATCTGTCTCTTCAATAGATGTTAACTCTTTTAATCTTGTAAGTGTACCAGGTGCATAAGAATCTAAAGTTCTAATTAATTCTGCAAGAGTATCAATCGAGGCAAAAACCTCTTGATAGAGATTCAGAAGAAAGTCATGGTACTGAGGAAAGTTTGGACCTTCAACATTCCAATGATAGAAGTGCGCCTTTAGGTAAAAAGTAAATGCATCCGCATGCACTTTTTTTAATTCATCTATTAACATTATAACCCTGTGTATTGTCTAAACTGCATGTTACGGAGGGTAGAAGGCTTGGAGGCAATACCTGCTGCAACATCTTGAACAGCTTTTGAAGATGTGTTATGACCGGTAGGTTCACCAATGCGCTCCCCTGCTCTAGCAGTCTCAATTAGTTTCTTAAATTCTTTATAAGCACTGGGACATATATCCAAGTTTTTAGTTTGAATGCCATCGAACTCTAGTTGATCTTGATCTACAGCTTCAAATAATGCACGCTTTTGATTGGCAGTCATTAATAGAAATGGTAATCTGGTTGCTTCTAATTGCATAGGTTCTATCTCTACGGACTCTTTAACTTTGTTATCTGGTACAACCTTGTAAGAGCCCCCTGTACCATATTTTGCAGGAATAAAAACAGTCTTTTTAGGACCTGATTGAGCGCTTACTTTAACTCTCTTCATCATTGACTGAAATTTTTCACCGTAATCGGCTTCTTTAGCTTCTGCCTTAACTTTACTTTCCCCTGGGGTAATACGCTTCATCTCTTTAGTTCCTTCTGGGGTACCCCATTCGTATTTAGAAATCTTTACTTCACCTTGTGAACCAGGTGTTACAGCCTCTTGAATACCCATGTGCTGTCTTACGTCGTGGTAAAGGGCATCTTTATGTTCTGGCTTCATCTTAGAAGGTAACGCAGCATGAAATTTCTTCTTTCTACCTGCCGCAGCATGCTCTCGCATCTTAGTACCTGAGACACCTGAAGTACCTTCTGCATCAGGGTCTCTTTCCCCCGATGAATGTACTTTAATAGATTTAAAATTATAGCTACCGTGCGCACTCTTTACGCCATTATACTTATGAAGTAACTTATGATACTCTTCTACTCTATCGGATCCTGCAACAACGTGCAAATGCTTAACACCTTGGCTTGCCATTGCAGCTGCATGATGCAATATGGTAGGATGCTCTTTAGAGGCTGCTTCAATAGTAGTACCCGGAAATGCATGCTGTGCATGCTTTACCTTAACATCGGCTGGTAACGGGTTCTTACCATCCTTGGTACCGCTTGTATGAGATAGAACTACCTTGTGAACGGCATTGTGTTCTTTAGCAACTTCATGTACTTTATTAATAACCTGCTCATGCCCGGTAGTGGGTGGATTCATACGGCCATACGCGAGTACGCCGTGTTTTTCCGGTGCTTCTGTTAAGTAGTCTATAAAGTCCATGTGTATTTAATTAGTTAACTGTTTATTTATCTTTCTTTTTACCTAGTGACATATTAATTCGCCAATGCGCTAATTGCTTCTCTCTAGGTGATGCAGAACTAGAAGATCTAACTTTTTTTAATTGAGTGATGGATTTACCTTTGAGACCGTGTCTTGCCATATCCCCTTTATCCTGCGGGTTACGGCCGTCTTGAAAGTTTTCAGATACCTTAACACAGTTGGGTACTATTCTGTTACCCTTCTTTTTCATGCCTTGTTGAGTCCATCCATCCCAGCATTTTTCTCTTAAATCTTTAAAAGTTTTCATGGATTTTTAGTTGCCTTGAGTGTATAATCTTTATGTGGGCGGTTGAGAATTACCTTGGTCTAGCGGCAAAATTTGCTCTACTAAACTCTGCTCTATCCACAAACTTAGTCGGTCTGTTATTTCTGATAACGACAAAGCCTTCAGGTTTAGCCGGCTTACCACCGGTGATCTTAGTAGATCCTGGTTCAGGTATCGAATGTTCAAACTTAGGTTTAGCAGACAACGAATGAACCAATTGATCTTTAGCCGCCTGTAGGTGATGGTGCATATCTAATATATTTTGAAACTTATTAGAATGCTTATTTAAATGCGCTAAGTCTTCTTGCATCTTATCGGTCTTGGTACCTACAGCCTTTGCCGTCTTCACCTTAGCTATACCCTTAAGATGTTGATCTCTCAAGTGTTCAGAGTAGCCTTGAACTGATGGCTTGGTACCATCTCTTACGGTCTTATTAATGTAGGTCTTTAAATGTTCTTGGTGACCTTCTATAGCACCGTAATGTTTTTTATCGGTACTGTTAAAGGCTTGCTTTGCCTGAGCCATATGATGTTCATATGTATGTGAATGATTCGTAGATAATTCAGCCTTGTGCACATCGTCAACGGTACTTATGACATGCACATCGGGGTGCTTAGGGAAGTGAGAAAGATCGGCACCGTATTGTGCTTTCATTCCCTCTAGTGTGTTACCTTCGTATGCAGTATGAACGGCTACCCCGAACTTAGAACTAGCGATCTTTTTACCTTCTGCAGAACTATGAGATGTAGAGTACGTAAGGGTATTAGGTTTGAAGTGATACTTACCACCCTCGTTAACAACGTCACCATGAGGATTATCTTTAGACTTCATACCTGAATGCATTACATCACCCTGGTAGACTCCCGTCTTAGGTGTTACTTTAGGGAGATGTTCTAATGCTTGTTTTAACTTCTGAACCAGACCCGGTGCATGACCATGATTCTTTTCGATATCTTCTGGTGTATAATTTAACTTAGGATCTTTATTAAAAACCGATTTTGATGCAACAAAGAAAGCACCGGTCTCTGGGTGATGACCGAATACAATAGAAGGGGAACCATCGTACTTAGTTGCAATCTTGGTCTTGTTCTTCTTACCGTTAACCTGGTCTTTAACGTCTTCTAAATTATGATAAGCATGGGCAAAGCCTTCCATACCATCATTAATGACATGGTCTTCTGCATGCTCTAGGTGAGTTAGTTTTTCTTCTGAAGCTTCAGTAAGATATAAGTTAAATTGCATCATATATTAAATTTTACTTTTAATGCTGTTCTTAACACACCACGTAGATCGCCTTTTTTAATACCTTTTTCAGGTATATCTTTTCTATAGTATTCAACGCCATATGAAGCAAGAGAGGCTGATTTTATATTGGTAGATGCTAGTTTTTTAACTTTCGGTATAGGTGAGGAACCTAAACCCGTATACCACGCATATACATCGTTATTATGTACTATTGCAAAAAACTTATCATCTTTTTCATCAAAATGCTTCATTAACAAATCATATGTAGTACTAAGAACGCTAGAATTTGTAGATCTGTAAAAAGGAGGTAGCTTACCACCACGAGATGTTACACCTTGATCTAGTGGAAATCCAACAGTCATATCTCCTGTATCTAATCTATATAAATCAATACCATAAAGGTATTCTGATCCTGTATACGCACTAGGAATCTTTTTGCCGCTTGCTGTTATCATTGATTTAGCAAGAGTATTAAGATAATAAAAATCATTGTTTTTTCTAGAAGCACTTAAATCAAAAATAGATACATCACTTTTAAGATCTTTTGTACCCTTAACCTCAACATTATAGCGAGTGTTATTAATCTGCAAAACAATATCAGTAACGTTTGAACCAGGAGGAGCTATTGAAATAATTTTAGCTTTAAATTGATTTACAAAGTAATCTGCTACTATTTTCTGGCCAGACGCGCCTGAACTTACTCTTGCTTGAACCATTACCGTCCTTTAATGTTATTATTATATTTATACATTAAAAAACCCCCAGAACGGGGGCTAAAAATTAGATTTTTAAGTAGTGATTAATGATCTTATCTTTAATCATATCTGGAATACTAAGATAAGGCCATTCTAATTCAAACGGACATCCTGGAGTTTCCCACTTTCGTTTAACTATAAAGTGACGATATTGATCAATATGCTTCTTATCATCGGGGCTAAAGCGAACACGTTGACGC